ATGGTATGCAGTACCTCATCAATGGGGTCTTTGGTGATGGTCCTCAAGAGTGGCAACCTGGTAAGCCTGACTGGGCCACTATCAGGATTAAGGGCACTACTATTCCGCTCATGCCACAGAGAACGATACTCCGTTCTATTGACAAAAGCATCACTATCATAACCGAAGGCGTTGATGGAGAGGGCTGGCGTCCCGAGGACATTGCCCTAGCCTGGGCGCAGGTCATGGTAGGTAAATCATCTCCAGCAGTGCAGGCTATGTTAGGACCTCTCCTAGGCGTGGGCTTTGACCCTGAGACTGGGCGTTTCCGAGCAGGTGGACTCCCTGAGGAGGGGGGCCTCTCGTTCAGGGACCGTGCCTTGAGCATACCTCCTACACCTCCACTGGCAGAGCAGGTAGTCTTCCAAGAAACTGATGTGCTGTCACTTACCCTAGCTGGTATAGGTTTCAATCCTTACCCCACCAGCCCTAACAGACTACTCCGTGAAGAGTGGAAGGATACAACTGGTAAGGACTTCAACGACGAGGTGGATTGGATAGTTGCTGACTCTCATCCTGAGCTATCCATAGAGTTCTCTCCTATGGTGGCAGCCTCTAATGCCTCCAGTCTAAAGTTTGGTTCACTGTCAGCCCTGCGCCGTGACCGTATTGAGGAGTTCCGAGGCCAGGAAGAGGTTAAGAGTGGCCTGGAGAGAGACGCTACCGACTTCCTAGCTGGCAAAGATGTAGGCATAGCCCTCATCAACGACTGGCTAGACCATCAGGCCAATATGTCAGCCGTAGTCTCATTCAACGTCTTTGGAGATGATAGGCAGGCCGAGACTCCTGAGGGTAAGGCTCTACAAGCCTGGGGAGAGGTGCAACCTAGTGATGAGAAGTACCGTGACGCTATCACCAGGGATGTAGACCGTGACGCCTACCGGGCTGACAAGGAAGCAGCCTTTGCTAAGATAAGGAGAGTTTATCCTGAACTAGCCGATGCACTAGAGGCGCGTACCAGGGCTGTGAGTCCCAACCTTATCAAGGTAGAGCCTGAGATACTAGCCGCCCTGGACTCTCTATCCGGCTACCGTCAGATAGACCGCTGGTTTGGTATAGACAAGGAAATGGAGAACAAGGCTGAGGACATCCATCAGCTTGTTGAAATCAAGAGGGATGAGTTTGCCATCCAAGGCTTCCTCAATGTGGATGGTGGTACTGTGTACCGTGTCCTGATGGAGGAGAGACCTGATATACCTCTGAACGTGTGGCAGGCCGCTTGGGTTGTCCGGCCTGGGGCCGATACTAGTTACCGTAATCCAGAGGCAGATAAGTACCTCATTGACAATGAGGACAAGCTCCGTAAGCTCTTTCCAGGGCTATACCGAAGGGAGCTACTTGCAACAATCGGTACGGGGGTCGGAGCACCTAGCACCTCTAGTGGGAGAACTCTATCTCCTGCTCTTAGAAGTAGGCTAGGCCTGGAGCAGTAATGACCCTAGAGATAAAGCCATCCCAACGGGACGCGCTGCCTGAACATCATAGGTATCGTGATACAGGCTGTGAGCTACATTCTGCCTGCTTAACCTGTCCATTGCCGGTCTGTAAAGAGGAACTCTCTCATGGCCGGCAGTCCGTAAGGGCTCGTATGAGGACTCTCCAAATAAACCTTCTATCAGATGAGGGGCGTTCTGTAGAGTGGATTATGCAGGTTATGGGAGTTAGTAGGAGAACGGTCTATAGAGCGAAATCTGCTCAAAAGAGTGTCAGAGAGTCATTGTCAGATACGCTCAGACGCGATACAATGAACGTAGCAGCTACACCCATAACTGAGAATGGGAGGGGTCACAATGGCAGATAAGCCCGATACACCAGCAGAGCCTCCAGACCAGGAGGCTAAGGACTTGGCAGAGCTAGGCGCCCAGATTAGGGGTGAGGCTCTGCCCACTATAGTTGAAGGTAAAGACTCCGTTTCACCCAAAGGTGGGGAGGCTCCTGGGGAGAAGGAAACTCCTGAAGGGGAGAAGCCTGTAGTCCCTCAGGAGAAGTCTCAGCCTGAAGGTGAAGGGGGGAAGAAACCTGGGGAAGGTGAAGAAGGTGGTGGGCAGGAGGACCCACTCAAGGACCTTGCAGGTAACAAGGATGCCTTGAAGGTACTTCTCGAACATCCCGACTTGGGACCTCTCCTGAATAGCTGGAACGATAGGTCAGCGGTAGCTCAAGTCACCTCAGCCTTGGAGCGTGAACGTCCCAACATAGAGGCCAACGCCAAAGAGTTGGAGGCTACACGTCTTGAGGATGCACACTTCTCGGAGATGACACAGGAACAAGTCTCTGAGGAGATAACAGGCGACGAGAAGGCTGCTGCTGCCTACGCCAGATACCAGCAACGCAAAGAGGCTGGAGAGGCTCCTAATGCACAGGCGATAGCGCAGGCCTCCCAAGTCTACAGCTACGCTGTCCGAGTGGCATCGGTATCCAGTATGCTAGAGGATTCAGAGCTTACGGCTGAGGTAAAAGAAACCTTGAAGCCTGAACACTTTACGCATCTGAAGGCCGAGGGTATTCGGGAGTGGGAGAAAGCGGTGTTCCAGGCCATAGTTGACCATACGGCTGCGGACCTTACCAAGGAGCAGTTGGAAGAAAAGTTTGAGGCCTACAAAGAGGAGCACCTAGCTGAGATAGATGGTGAGAGGCCTGCTGTAGTCTCTGGTCGTAAGGATGGACCTTCTCCAGACCTAATCAAGACTGACAGCGGCACTTTGTTAGAAGGTGCCCTTAGCAAAATCAGCAAGAAAGGAAGCTAGACCGCAATGGCAGACATAACTTTGCTTGAAGCGGCTAAGCACAGTCAGGACGAGCTAGAGAGGTCGGTGGCTAAAATCATCGTTGAGGCCTCTCCCGTTCTGGAGGTATTGCCGCAGAAAACAATCAACGGGCCAGCTTTCCGGTATCACCGTGAGACTAGCCTGGGCACCGTGTCATGGCGTGGTGTGGGTGGAACCTACACGCCTGATGCAGGTGTTATCAATCCCCTGTTCGAGCCTCTGGTCATTCTTGGTGGCGAGGTCAAGGTAGACAACTTCGAGGTCGAAGTGATGTCTAACCTGCTTAACCTCAAAGCTGAGAAGTATCGGATGAAGGCTCGACAAGCCGGTATCATCTACTCAGAAACCTTCTTTGAGGGTGATACCGCAGTGGACGCCTTCCAGTTTGATGGTCTCCGTAAGCGGCTGACTGGCGGTCAGAAGATTTCTATGGGCACAAACGGACTGGCTCTTACCCTAGCCAAGCTGGATGAGGCCCTGGATGCTGTCCTCGGTGATGGTGGTGACAAGACTATATGGTGTTCTCCTCAGACCCGACGTGAGATTACCACATTGGTCAGGGCTGTGTCTGGTTCTGGCCTCATCAACTTTACCCAGGACGCCTTCGGCAAGCAGCAGATGGCCTACGCTGGCACTCCAATCCGTGTCGTGCGTCGTGAGGATGATGGTACATCCTTCTTCGGCTACGATGAAACCCAAGGTTCTTCCAGTGTCACCGCTAGCCTCTACATCACTCGCATGGGGTCTGACTTTTTGCATGGTATCCAAAGCAAGAGCCTTCCCACAGTCAAGGACTTTGGGGAAGTTGAGGCTGGTCCCTTCCACCTGGGTCGAATTGAGTGGTACACTGGCCTAGTTCTAAAGCATCCCCGTGCGGCGGTCCGAATCCACGGTATCCTAGCAGCATAAGGAGGCAGCGATGGCAGACCTACCGCCTGATGTCTATGAGAGGGACGGCCAACTGTTCAGGGATGTTCCTCAGGTCTCACCTGATGGTTCAGATTGGGTAAAGCATCGTAGGGTAGCCCTTACTCTACAGGAAGCCAAGATGAGGCATTGGGACTGGTATCACCCTACTCATGGGTGGATACTGGAAGGCTACAAGCTGGAGAAGGACCGAGATGCTGCGGACATCCTGGCTGATGGTAGTCAGACGGTAGTTGCCACACCAGAACAAAAGGAACGTGTAGCGGAAACTGAAGGAGCGTAACAATGGCGCGAGATGTAAACCTGCAACTTATCACTGGTGCTACAGCTATGGCGGGCACTGGTGTTAAGGGTGCTGTAGTAGATACTGAGGGTGGCTTCTACGCCCTTGTGAGTGCCCTACTAGGCACTTGCACAGGGACGACGGTAGCTGTTTCTGTGGCAATTGAGGCTTCCATCGACGGAGGCTCTAACTATTTCCACATAGGCCAGTTCCCTATCCTGGATGAGAGTGACGACGACATCGAGATTTCTCGGGTGGTTTTCATTCCTAAGCCTACCCTCAGTAGCACAGTGACTACAACCAAGGTCAGGCTGAACACGGTTGTCTCCTCAGGAACTACTCCTGTGGTGCCATTCAACCAGGCCTTCATTGAGCCACTGGTTTCCGTGGCAGCTCCTGGGATTGACAATGAGTTGTCCCAGGG